AAGTTCTGTCATTGTTTTATCTCTTTTTTTTTTATTAGTTGTACAAGTGTTAAAAGTTTTACAGTTATGGTATGACTTGAAATCACCCCCATTCCAATCATTAACTCTCAGAAGGGTTTTCGCCAAAATTGTTGTAAACCTTAAATCCTAAACTTTAACTATCTCTACATTCTTTAAATATTCCTCATTCCTAGATTCTTTAGCTTCACCTTCTTCATTTAATAGTGGACCCATCTTCTTGTGATATTCCTCTATACTCATTATCGGTATATCCTCTGGCTTACTATATTCTGTTTTGGAAAGCTCTACTCTTATATCCTCCATCCAAGCATTACATTTAGGAGGCTTACCAATAGGGTTGAACCATCTAGTCTTATTTTCACCCTCAAATGTTACACCTATCTCTGCTCTCCACCACCTAACATTGCATACATAATAATCTGTTACCTCTCCCCAGCCGTACAAATAATGGTAGACTTTCTCTCCTTTCTTTATAGGCCAGTTTATGTCGTTTTCGTTAAAATCTTCCCATTCCATAGTTTATCATAATAATTTAACAAATCTCTCACTAATCTCCTACTCACCATATATAAGTTCTTAGGTATAAAGGGAGGTTTTGAAGTATAATATAGGTAGCAAGCATTCATCTGACCTTTTGTGAACGCTTTGTCAATGAGGTAATCTAAATGTACTTTTAAGAAATACCCGATAGCCTGTGCGTACATTCTCATTCCAGGGATAACTTCTTCATCAACCTCTTCTACCTCCTTACATAGTTGGTTTAAGACTTCTTCGTTTATATTGTTCACTTCTAGTCTATGTCTCATCTTAACCATCTTGCCGTCATACTCTAAAACTTTATTAGCTAAATCGTCAGGCTCTCTTATGAATTCTGATGGCAAAACTTCTCTATCTTTTATTAATAGTTGAGCAAGTTTAGCTAAGTTTTCTGCTTCTTTCGGCGTACAGGCTTCTCCCTTTAAAAGTTCCGCATTAGTCTCTCTAGCTGAATAATAGTGGTAGTACTCCATCATCACTACAGCCCTCCTTAAAGACTTAGCAAATTCATCTCTCTTCTTTTCTCTCTTTGTCATTATGGTTTGCCTTTATAAATTATCACTTCAGGACTTAATCTATTCCACATTACTCTTAGCTCCCCTATTCTTTTTCCTCCAGCAGCTAAATATTCATCCCAGGTTAAAGTTCCATTACTCTTCATTCTACACGCTTGGATTACTTTACTATTCAGGTTAATCCACTCTCTTCTTATTTCTTCTAGTGTCATGTTAGTCGTTATTTCAAACCTCTTAATACATTCTCCACTTCCTTCATTTTATTAAGAGCCTCTATGGAAACTTCAGGATTTAATTTACTCCACTCGCTTCTTAATTCTTCAAGCCTTTCCCCACCTAAAGTTAAGTATTCTTCTCGAGTCAAAGTTCTACCCTTATCTTGAGTTGCTTTGAATATTTCTCGATCTAATTTATCATACTCTTTTCTAATCTCTTCTAACTCTGCCGCTTTCTTTATCTCATTCAACTTATTTAGAAGAAACTGTTTACCCTTAGCTGTAACTAGAGTTTGAATTCCCGTCATTCCACTGGTTTTATTCACAAAGTCTCTCATTTCGAAAATACCATCCTTAACGTACTTAGAATACGGCCTTAATTGACCAAATTGATCTCTATATAAATATCTCTCCCTCTCTAACAAACTTATAAACTCCTGCTCTTTCATAATGTTGAACTCCTTGGCAGTATCTCTAAGATTAGTTAGGTAGCCAATATCTACGAATTGATCATAATAATCTGCTTTAGGTTTTAACATTTCGATCTCTTGTCTAGCTTCTTTAAGTTTACTAGCGAGTCCAATTATAAGATCGGGATTAGTTAGTATATCTTCAAGTGTAGTTGGGGTGGCAGTAAAACCAATAGTTAGTAATTCCTTAATTCTATCGTTGCACCAAAGCTTGAAGTCTACAGATAGCCATTGAGCGAAGTCTAAAGCTAAATCTTCACACATCCAAGTTCCCTGTTCTCCAGAGCCTCCTTTTACTACTTTTATAACTGGATTTTCAACATTTGCTAACTCATTGATACTCATCGATGCGCTAAAAAGCGTCTCGCCTATTGATGGGCTTTTGCGACGAATCAATGCAAGAGCTAATTCCTGAGTTTCTTCTCTTCTCAAATAATTATTCATACGCTTGCCTTCAAAAGCTTTAATCATCTGAGTTGCATTAATCATTACACCCTCTTTTCCTGTTAATTGAAATGTTATCTCTTTGTTGTTGTACTTGTATATCTTATTTTCTGTCATGATTTTTAATATTTTCTTGTTAAACTTTTTCTACTTAAACAAAATTACGCACTTACCACCTTCTACTAAATTGGGTTCAGTGTGGAAATTATCATGGAAATACTTTTGATTAACTAGCCATTGATCCGATGTATTACTCTCACTAACAGCTATCATATCGCCAATCTTAGGACTCCCACTTTCCAAATCTGCATCACTTATTGAGACTGTATAAGTTTTAGTTTTGTCTGTATATATTGCTCCAAACTCAGTAAATTCATCAATATCTTCTTCAGTTACAATTCTTAGGAGCGTAGGTTTAGTCTTTCTCTTATACTCCGAAAACATTAATACTCTATCTTTTGCCATAATCTTATCTATCTAAACCCAACTTTCTTAGTATCTCCAGTAATCTCAGTTCTCTTATCATTATAGATCTCAGCTAAGGTGTATTCTTCTTGTTCTAACTGTAATGATGGGTTTAATTTTAATGCTTGTTCTTTTGTAAGTGGTGTAAATTCTAAAGCATCAAAACATCTACCAGGTCTAGTTAGTGCGGGATCTATTGAGTTGAGATTTTCTAAGTTAGTTGTAATGATTATTTTCTTCTTCTTATTTGATAGTATCCCATCTCCCAAGTTTAAGAATTTCTGCATCACATGGTTATCATTCTTAGCTCTATCTTTAAGTAGTGTATCAGCATCCTCTAGAATAAAGAAACGTGATTTAGAATCTTCCATAAACTGAGCGAATAAAGAATCATCATATAATAGCTCGTAATTGTAAGAAACTACCGGTGTACCTTTTGTATGATTCAGTAAAGCTTTAATAAACGAACTCTTCCCTAATCCCGGCTTACCATATAATAATAGAACATTTGCATCTGAGCTCATAAATCTATCAAAGTAATCCTCAAGTTTCTCTCCATTTAAGAACGGGTAAGAATCAGTTGTGGGTATATTGTTAGTGTTTACAGGAATTGTTACATACTCGTTCTTGTTATAGTACCACTTAGCATTTACCCTAGATTTACCAAAGTTCTCTTCTAACTCATCCGCTACTTTCTTTACAAATTCTTCATCACCTGCAATCATAACATCTGAAGACTCCTCGTAAATATTATAAGAAGCCATCCCTTTATTGTCTTTGTAAATTATAACTCCTGAATCATCGTCCTCTAAGTATTTTTCAGCAGCAACTTCACGAGATTTAAAGAATGCTGTTAGTTCATCTCTGTCATCCCCTCCTACATTTAACCTTATTGATTTTGTGTGTAGTCCTCCGTTATTGAACTTCTCGTTTATCCAGTTGTATCGTATCGCTGCCGCTATTGAATATACTGATACGGATAGGTTTGTGTTTATTTCCATTATTCCTTTGTGATATATCTCTTTCTTTGGGTTGTTGACTTTTAGGTTCATTAAGGTCTTAGCTGTACTTTCATCTATAACACCTCTGCCTAATAGTTCGTGATTTTTTATTTTTATCTCCATAGTTTAACTGCAGAGGCTCACCCTTTTAGTAAACCCCTGCAAAGTTAAGCAATTATTTCGTCATGTTAATAAACTTCTGAACTATTTTTATTTGAAACTCGTTATCTGATACTGGATTATGTGCCTCTTTGTTCATAAACTCAGCGTATCTATCCTTTCCTAATAATTTCTTCACGGTTCTAACATCACAAATTTGTCTATGGCTCCACGGAATAGGACGACCAACTTGCTTATACATATCCTCTAGAATCTTAATATCAAACTGTGGAGGGTTAGACCATATTCTTAGTTCATCTTGCCCATCCTCTAAATCTGAAATAAAGTTGGAAAGGAGAATCATATAAGCGTCTAAATCTGTTCCGTTAGTTGGTTTTGCTACTGGGTTTATAGTTTGTTCAGACCACCAGTTCCAAGTTTCCTGAGATATAGTTCTTCCCATTTTTAGTTGAGATTCTATAGGTAAGTGGTGGAAATAAATCTTCTCTCCAATCTCAGTCTCATTAAAAGGTGTAGCTGCTATTGATAGAACAACGGAGCATAAGTCAGTCCCGAATGTTTCAATATCAATCATTAGGTTGTCGAATTTCTTTACGTTGTTACTTTCTGTATTCATCTTTAAAATATTTGTTAAGGTTTCTGTTAAATAATCTAAGTCCTCTCTTTTTTATTTCATAGGATAGTTCCCGGTTGTTGACATTAAGAAGGAGTGAGAGGTATCCAAGTGAAGTTAAATCTCCGTTATGAGTCAAGTGTGTGTAGATTTCATTTGGCTTCACAAGTAGATAATTTCCTTTCTTAATGTAGGTTATTTCTTTTAATGCTCCGTAGTTAACCGCTGAGTTGCTTTTAAATAAGGTCATCGGTACTACATTCACAATTCGATACATGTCATAAGGTTCATAATCGTAGAGCTCTGGGGGTAGGTTTGTAAGTTTGAATCTAGAGACTAATCGTATACCATCTGGCTTTGATTCAATTAGTTCTTTTAAAATTTCCACAGAGTCTAGTTCAGGATTATTGATGACATGTAAAGCTCCAGTAAATCCTTCATCATTTATACCGAATCTATCTGGAGGTCTGTCAAGGTATTTGGTTTCTATTTCTTTTAGTATCATGAGTTTGGGTTAAAGTTTTACAAATCAAAAATCACCAAGTTAAACACTGAGGGATCCATAGCTTCTCCAATCAAATCACTCTTAAACCAATGTATCGATAATTTAATAGTTGGATCGTAAGTTTTCTCGGCTTTCTCTGTTGATGGATTTAGGAGATCTTTAGGTGCAGATACGGAGTTAAACCTAGGAGTTATTTCTTGAAGCAGCTTTAATGTATCTAAATAAGCCTTACTCTGGAAAAACAACCTCTTTAATTCTTCTCTGTTTATTTCCTCTTCCTCGTTCAGTTGATATAAATAAGAGACTCCAAGTGCTTTCTTTAATTTAAGTAGCTTGTCTTGGAATCTTATGTAGTATCTAGACCTTCCGTAATCTATTGGGTATTTGATGTTATGCTTATATAGATGGTTATTGTTTTTCTTAGGATCGTACTCTCCCAGATTTAATTTCAGTCTATTTAATTTCTCAATCGTTATCATCCGCTCTATATTCTAAATGTGCCTGTAAATTTTGAGGTACTAGAATTGGCTTAGAGTTACGATTAGATACCATTCCTAAAATACACTCTTTTATAAATTCAACCCCTGCATCCGTCCAATAAGTTTTAAAGTAAGGCTTTCTACCATCTTTCCTAACCCATACCCCCACAACGAGATCAGGATTAAAGAATCTTTCAGTTAATACCCATCCACCTGAAGAGTAGTCCTTCTCCAAAACTCCTAAATCTTTTAAAATACAGTTTAGCGTAAATTCTATCAAACCAAAACTCTCTGCTACTTCTAAAGTGGAATATTTAGTCGGTTCACTTTTTACAGTAGAATTAGGTGAGGGTTTAATTGAATAACTACCTTTTGTTAATATACTTGGAATAACTTCATCAAACACCCAATCTTGAAATCTGGTTGCCCCTGCCTGCTTAGATTTCATTACTAATCGGATAATATTAGTTTGATTTATTAGAAAGACACTTGCTCCACCTACTCCAGAAATATGTGGTATATACTGTTTTATAAATTTTTCGGAATCACAGTGAGTAATTAATGCTTTAGATGGATTCTTATAGCCCAATGATCTGGCTACATCTACACCAACAAACCAAGGCTCATCGTTCCATAAATAACTTCTGAGTGCCCCAAAGTCATTATGTTCAAATACTTTTAATAATTTATTCTCTTTCATTGTTTTAATTGTTTGATCTTTTTTTTTGTCAATTATTGTAACCTCTAAATTAGCGACTTCCCATTTTGGAAATACCCTTGATAATCAGTATATTAATCCGATTCTTTTTCTCTATCATCTAATTCTTTACAAACTTCTAAGGTGGCCTCATAGGCTGGATTATCAAACATTCCTAGAAACTCAACAATTCTTTCCCTTATAAACGGACCGCACTCTTTCAAATAATTAATCATAGCTGGAGTTAGGTTGGTCATCTTTTTGCTATTGGAGTGATGAGATCTTAAGGCGTTCAATCCTGAGAAATATGAGTCTGAGAATAATCGGGTGGATGAAATTGAAGAGAGGAATCCTGAAAAGTCATTGTCATCTCTAGAAATTAATCTTGGTGGTATTACTTTTTCCATGTCGCTTTTGTTTTAATAATTTCACTCATGAGGTTTTTCACACAGTTCTAGCTTGGATTGGTATTTAAATGATTGATTGTTAGGGTTTTGGAAATCTCAAGCTATTGTAAAAAAAAATACGCCAGGGGTTAACTGACGTATCTTAATTCTGCCACTAGAGTGTTAATAATATCAAATGCAGGTCTAATAAATCCACATCTTTCAATTTTATCAATCTTAGATTCTCTAGTTGTTACACTTTCTATCTCATTAACCTTAAATCCAAAATTATTTTCCAGCCTTTGATATATTTCCACCCAGGCTCCCGTTATGTGAATCTTAGCCAACTTACTATAATCTAAAACTAAGTTATTCAGTTCAACCCTACATTAAGCATTATTAATTGGTTGCGGTCTTAGGTATTGAATTGGAGCTATTGATTTTATAGGCTTGAATGTAAGAGGTAAGGACTGATTATTTTGATTGATTAGGATTTGATCAAGTTTACTATTTAAACCGACGAAGTTACTATCCATTTTATTCTCCACGTTATCCATTCTATTAAGAATCGGTTCCATAACTCTCCTCATTGAATTAGCGAAAACCCTTTCAAGATTTTCTAGGAACTCAATCACCCTTCTCCTAACCTGTTTAGATTCCTTTAAGAGTACTTGCTTTGCTTGGGATATAGTTAATTCAAAATAAGGATCATTTCTATGACCTCCATTAGGTAAGTCTCTTATAATCACCATATTGGAAATTTTTCCAAAACGTATTTCTTCGTCAAATTCGGATCTAATTATCTTAAGTAAATCGCCATGATTAAGGATTCTCTTAGATTCTTGTTCCCTAAAGTTATTGATTTGAATTAATAAATCAAAGCTAGATATTACAGCTTCACTTCCGAAGTCTATTGTAATTAATTGGTTATTCATAATTTCTGTATTTTTATTTAGTTGTTATAATAATTTAGATATTCTCTCTCTTAATAATTCCCCTACACCTTTATTGTGCACTTTAAACAGTATTCGGATCCACTGAGGTCTATTTAAGGTGTATAAAACTCTCTTTCTATTTTTACTATCAGCATATGCCCCTGTTTCCACTTTTTCTTCCTCTGGGGTTCCTATTTTAAAAACTTCCCATATATAGTCAGTAATTTGATCATGAGTCTTCCCTTTCTTCGGTACTTCATTAACTAACTTAGCATAATAATTAACTAATTCAGTAATTTCAAGGCTAGTTAGGTTTTCCTTGTTTTTAATTTTTTCCTCCACTGGGTGCAATTCGAAATCTATCATAATTGTTTTATTTTTTTTTTCTACGATGCAAAGTTACACAAATTTTTATAACTACCAAATCTTTTTCAATTTTTTATTTTTTCAGATAATTTATTTAGTTTAATTTGGGTATTATATAACAGACAAACCTAACCTTAACTAAAAACCCTAACATTCAATTTAAGGTACCATATCTTCGATTTAAGACACTTTCTCTATTTTCATATACGATTATACCAATTTAGCTATTTGAATTGATTTTTGATGGGTTTATGTGAGTCATGTATTGTAACTTACTGATTTATAGACTTTAACAAAAACCTACCCATGTTATAAAGAATATTTAATATATTATGAGAGATTCGCTCCGTTACACTTCGCTCATGAAAATAAACTAAAAATTGGAAAAAGATGAACTAAATAGTTAAAACCCTAAAAATCAATCTATTAGCTTACCTATTTATTTAACTAACTGAAAATCAATGAAATATAAACCTACCCATGTTATAAAGAATATTAATATTATTATAGTGTCGCTTCGTTTCACTTCGCTCCAATTGAGTCTAACTTTTGAATTGAATTAATTATTTTTTTTTTGAGTTAGTGAGTCGGAGCCGTAAGGGCTCCTCCGATTCAACCAAGAAATAGCTAATCTTTTTTTTTTGATAATTATTTTAGTTAATCTGGGGAGGGCTCTGACCGAGCCTCCCAGTTGATCCAAGAAAGAGTTATATCTTTGTTCAGTTATTCCCGATATAACCCCTCTCAGTTCATCTAAGGTTTAACTAACCAACATGGGTTACTTTATTAAAACGAAAGATAAACCATATTTTAACCAACTTCTACATTCAACCGATTATAAACTACTACTCAGATATAGATAATCGATTTTTAATACCTCTATGAAGCTCTACAGAAGTTTTATCTATTTATCCTTAACTCAACTATTCGATTTCACCTCCTTTCAGTTAATTTCAAGTTTCACTAACCAACATGGGCTGATTTATTGTTAAACCTTTATTCACCAACGTTTCCAGAGATTGTTTAAATTATACCCAAAAACCTGCCCTAAAATTTCAACATAAGCCTTTTCTAGTTCTCTCTTTTTCAGTCTATTTTATCATTAATCCCTTTATCCATCGAGGTTAGCAAAGATTAGACTGATTTTCAACAACTTCTCATAGCCAAAAAATACCCCTAAAACACCCCCAGTTTGAACACAAAGCCTTATATATGAAGAAGAACTCGAAAGGGTTTCCAAAATAAGGTGAGGGACTTGCCTGGTGAAACGTAAGATACACTTTGAAGCTTAACAAAAAAAAAAGCAGTCCACATATGAAGAAAGAAAACCAAAAACTAAAAGAGATGGCTAAAAAGAAAGGGACAGATTATATCCAAGTTGATGATTTTAGTTCTGCCTCCCTTGATGAAGTTGATCTAATTAGAGGGAGAATGAATGCGGTTGATCCAATAAAGAAGGACTCAATTACACCTATAGTTTTTACAGCAGATTCACCTTCACAATATCAATATGGAAAAGTAACTGCTGAAACCTTAGACTCAATTAAAGACCTATACATATCCTACAACCAAAAATACGGACTGAATATAAACCTAGAAGTTGAAACAATAATGTCAAACTTCAAGAGTATAATCGATCCAAAAGAGTTACAGGTATTTGAGGTTTACTTGAGTGAGGCTTATTCCAGATTCAGATTAGTAATTTACCAGAGACTTATGATTACTATAGCTGGACTTGTAGATGAGATTAGTAAGCCTTTAGGTAATGATGTTCCGATTCAAGATAGATATGTAATGATAGACAAACTTCTGGATTACATGACTAAGATCAACCAAGTATACGAAGAAATTAAGATAGAGCATTCAGATGTAGAGCTTCAAAGATTATCAGGAGAGATTTCTAGAGGTGATGATAAACTTAGACTTACTGGAAAAGACGAGGCAACTATGGGAGTGCTAAGAAAACTGAATGAGACAATATTGAACGAGAACAAAAACTAAAATAAATAAATAATAAAAAGAGCAATGGCAAAGAAGATTATCAGACATTCATATATACCAGATACGAGTGTTTACCGGAGCTCACTAGAAATAGAGGAGACTAATCAAAACAACAATAATAGTCAGACCCCTCAACCAGAAATCACAGAAGAAGAGGATAAGCTTGATTCCACAGTCTCTCTTATCAACAATAGGTTTCACTTGGATGAGTCGGTAATGATTGTTTATGACCCGATTAAAGACGATCTAATTATATCCGCTAGGGAAGGTAACTCTGGTGGTGGATCCAATTCTCAGGTTATGCAAGAGTTGGCTAAGAAGCTGAATATAGATGGTACTAACATGAACATGGCGGTATTTTCTTCATTCCTAGCTAACAAAGACTTTACAAATGTTGATCTATCTTACCTTAAAAATATCCTTGAGTTAAATCTATTAGCTAAGAAGGATGGTTCAGATATCGACATTGAAAAAATTAAAGAGAGACTGGGGGTTATAAATAATTCTCAACCATCTTCAGGAGTAACTAGAGATGAGCTTTTAGATGCAATCAGAAACCTAGCAAGTAAAAGTGGTTATGATATTGATGTAGAAGTTTTAAGAAATAGATTAGGAATAGATACCACGGTTTTAGCTAAGGTTGATGCAAGTAATATTAGTGTAGATACTTGGAAACAACTTTTAGGCATTACAAATCTTCAAGAGGGAGAAGGAATAAATACATCATCATGGGCTAATAAGTTAAAATATGCTGATGGTGAGGCTTTTAACAAACTTAAGGATACAGCAGAGGGAGTTAATGTAGATAATTGGAGAAGCAAACTAAATATTCCAGATACAACTAACCTGACTGATAGAAATGATCTAAATACACTCAAAGGGGAAATTCAATTAGACTTAAGACAGAAAGCTGGAGTTAATGGTGAAAATATCTCAGTTACGCTCTGGAAAGATAAACTAGGGATTTCTGACATTGATAAACTAGCTAACAAGGATGCATCAGATATAGACGTTGAAGCACTTAAGAGGAGATTGAATTTAGGACTAGAAGAGTTAGCTAAGAAAGATGGAACTGATATTGATGTTGAAAAGTTAAAAGAAAGATTAGGATTAAATGAGCTTAAACAAAATGCGGAAGGGATCAATGTAACTAAGTGGAAAGAGGTTTTAAATGTAACGTCAGCACCCCCAGCAGCAGATCTTAATCCAATTCTTAAAGCAACTTCTAGTGAGATCGATGTAGATGCTTGGAAGACTAAACTTGGTATCACTACTTCCGAAATAAAAGGACAGGTAGGTATAGAGGGGATTCTCAAAGCCACTTCTTCTGATATCGATGTTGCCGCTTGGAAAAAGTTACTCTCTGAAGATACAGTTTCGGGAGATGATTTCGAATGATAAATTTTAGAGAGATGGCAGAAGAAAAGAAAATAAAATATAAACTAATAAAGAAATCGGGGACATCACCTACACCAGGAAGTACAGGAAATGACCCGCATACAATATACATACACCAAACCTCAGAGACAGAAGCTAAATCCCTTATCACTGACTCAAAAGGTAAGGCTATAGCTCTAGGAGGAGGAAGTTCAAGTGTTAGTTCATTAAAAGACATACTAGCTGAAGGAGACTACGCAGGCAGACCAGTTCAATTCTTTTATGGTACAGCTGATCCAAAGAAAGGGAGTAACGCAGCCGCTATTGGAGCTTACTACCCATCATACGACTTTGGATTTGGTACTTATAATGAAGAGAATGTAAAAGCTAGGACAGGATCTTACAATACATGGGTAGGGTGGTCGGCTGCAAATGCACTAACAACAGGTAAAAACAACACTTACTTAGGAGCTTTTGCAGGGAATAAACAAGCATCTGGGAATAATAACACAATCATAGGTTACAACTCTGGGACTAACTTAACAGAGGGCACATCCTTAACAATTATTGGAGCAGAAGCAGGTAATGGACTTCACCCAGCTGCAAGAAAGGGAAAAGATGATATAACTAGCATTTCGCCTATATTTGAATCTTATCTTACAGGAGGACAAAAATGGGCAGCTACAGATTTATTCAACTTTAACCAACAAGACAACACAATATCAGCTAATGCAGCATCAATCTTAATCGGTTCCAAAGCTCTACTAACAACAAATGGTACTAGAGTAGTTGGAAGTGTATTTATAGGATGTGCCTCAGGGGCTACTACACAATATAGAAGTTATAATAACCTAGTAATCGGAAACTTTAACTATACAGCTAGAGGGGTAACTAATATGGCCAACTCTGTAGTTATAGGTCAACATATCAATATACCTAATGGGTCTCACGATGGACTACTAGCAATTCATAACTCAAAAACAACAAGAACAGAGCTTTCACAGAGTTTGATCTACGGTAATTTCAATGAGAGATTCCTAACAATCAACGGTAAGCTTAATTTAAATACAACATATACATTAGACCTTGCAGATACATCCAGAGCTAAAGTAATGGTAATGAATCATGATGGGTCTGTGAATGTAGTACCAATGAATGCTGTAGGTGAAAAGACTGCCCCAGCTCCAGTTCCAAATGCGGTAAACAAACTAGCAGCTAAAAAGTTATCATTTGTAGGTGACTCTATAACTAACTTTGGAGAAAATTCACTAGAATATAAAACCGCTACGGGATACACATTTAACGATACGTGGGTAGGTCAGTTGTTACAGCTTACAGGAGGTACTAAGGGAAGTATAGACGCTATTTCTGGTACAACAATGCAGGCTACCAAATTAACTGATGGGTCTTACTATAATGTTACTTTAGGTAGAACCGAATTATTAGCAGAGGATAGTGACTATATCTTCATCTTAATGGGAGCTAATGACTTAAGGAATGATGGAAATGCAGGACATAGTAATAACTTAGGGACTATTAAGCCAAAAGGAAGTCTAGGAACCTGGGATAACAACAACACTAATTTCAGAGAGTTCACAGGAGCATATCAATTATACCTAGAGAAGCTGCTTAAGAGACATGCTAAGGCAGAGGTGGTTCTTCTTACTCCATTAAAAGCGTTTAGCGAGAACTCAGAGGCAGATATAAGTGCAGTAGTAGATAAGTATGCAGACAGGGTAATTGAAATAGCAAAACTTTATGGTCTTAAATATATCGATACAAGAGAGGTAGGATTTACAAACTTCAACCACCAATTATACTATTCAGATGGACTTCACCCTAATAAAGCTGGTCATAGAAAGTTAGCTAGATTTATTACAGAGAAGATTTTAGAGTTTGGAGTAGTTTCAGGTGGAGGTGCTGCAGTAGACGGATATTCTAAAGCTCAAGTTGATAGTAAAATAGAGAATATCGTAATAGGAATAAACAACCTAGCAAAAGGAACAGCTACACCTATGTTTACACCTAACTCAGCTAAATCTGGAACAGCTCAAGTTTTATCAGATGCTACGGGTTACTTTGTTAGATATACACCAGCTTCAGACACACCAGTTGGAGTTTATGGATTCAACATGGGTAATTTAGAGAAGATACCTGATACTAACAAAGGGGGTTACTCTATATCAATGGACTTTAGACACTCTCACACAAGCAGCATAACAATCTGGGGTCAAAATGTACCACCTAATGTTTGGACTAGACTTAAGAGAGAGAATTGGACTAATGATACGGATTGGAGTGGATTTAATGCAAACGTACCAGGATTAGCTATAGATGTTAGAAAGTATAAGATCGAAAGAGGGACGAAAGCTACTGAATGGCAACCACATGTTTCTGAAATAAAATTAGGAGTAGATGATTATGTAATTGACAGCTGGTTCCCTTGGGGTAATAATTTAGATATTTCAAGATTAGGAGCAAATGAGCCAGATATACAAACCGTACTAATCAGAAACATACCGAATATAGATAACATTTTAGAGGTTCAAGAGTTCACTGTAGTATATGATAACAACACGATAGTAAGAACGGCAAACCCTCAAGATGCATTAATTCAAAAGAACGGAGTGAACCACCTTAGATTACCAGAGAAGGCTGATGTGTTTTCTAGAAGAGGTGTCAATCCAAAGAGAGTATACATAAAAGCAATCCTCAAATAAAAAATGATAGCGATTAGATCAAACAAAGAACTATTTTTCGGCGAGGCTAAGTCAGGATTTATAAGAATGGAGATAGAGGAGATCATAAACAGACCCTCTACCCAAACTTATACCCTTAGAATTGTCGATACATGTTTTAAAGAGATAGAAGAAGAAGTAGAAGTTTGGAATGAGACTGAGGGAGTAATGAAAACAGAAAAGATTAAAGATGAGCGTATACAAGGACATAAAACTCGTTACGTTAGTTATTCTTATGATCAGGTTAAAATACTCGCTGAAGTTCTTAAAATAAATAAATCTAAATTCCCGTCTGAAGTAGAGTACATTAACGAGCTTTTCAAATTAGGACTACTTATCGTTACGCAGAAAGAGTGTAAAGAAAGTTTAGCTGGATATGAAAACAAAGGGATGTATTTAAGTGAAGCAACCGATTGGGAGTTAGAGAAATAATCCAGACTCCTCCAAAAATAATATAATAAAATAACAGATAGGCATGCCGTTAAATAATTTTTCACATAACTACCGTCCATCGCCGACTCCACAACAACCTCCAGTACCACAACAGCCTCAGCAGCCAAATGTACCGGGGAGAGTGGATAACGACAACAAGGACTCAGTAGTTTCATTAAAGAACAATAGATTCCACCTTGATGAGTCTGTTATGATCGTCTACAACCCAACAAAAGATGATCTAGAAATAAAGGCAAGAACAGGGGGAGTACAAACTATAAGCCCTTCAGTTAATCTAGTAGCAAGTAAAGTTGACGTAGATCCAAACAAAGAGGGAGTATATTATAAAAGAGTAGCAGATAAGGTAGAGGAAGTTTATGTAGTTAAAGATGGAGTTATTTATACACTTAGCATCCCAACTACAGACAATAATACTCCACAGCCAGTTCCTACTCCTGGGCCAAATGTACCATCACCATCGCCTGTACCACAACCACAACCAACAGAAAAGAAGGAGGTAGAGCTTATTACATCAGAGTCACAGGTTATTCTTGCTGATACTGGTGATAAGGTATATTTCCTACTAGATGCAGTTTCACATTCGATTAAGAAGATTATAGCTGTATTAGGCGGACATAGATTTGATCATACACTGGCTGCACCAGAACCACCAAAAGAGACTGTGTTTATAGTGAATAGTAAAGATGAAATCGACAGAGCTAAGGACGGTACATATTACGTTAAAAATGAACAGGGAGATTTGACTGAGATATATGTAGTAAAGAACACTCAGCTTATCACATTTAAACCATCAACAATAACTAACCAAAGAATCGGAACATGGAGTATATAGTTAGCGAATTACCAAGTGTACTAGAACCAAGCTCAACTTATTTCGTTCAATTACCAGAAGCAGGGGTTTTCAATATGTATGTAACCGATTCAACAGGTAGGGGCATACCACTAGGAACTATTGAAAGAGCTTATAAGGTAAAGAACAATTTAGGTCAGCCTAGTAACGAACAAATTTTTAAGATAACGATTGATTTAGAAGAAGGAATAACAGAACTACCCGAAAAGTGGCTACCTAATTTCCGTTCTATAAACCCAATCAACTATACAAATATTAAATTACCAAACTCACTAGTAAATCTTAAAGACTACTCTCTTGAAGGATACCCACTTACTAGATTCGAATTTCCAAATACATGGGCGCAAGAAACTAGAACTTACGGGAAATATCTATTCAAAGGGTCAGCGATTTCAGAAGTACCTAGAGAGTTAGAAGGTAAACTTACAGAGGGAATGTTCATGGATAGTAAGGTGAGAATGATCCCTGCTAACACAACAGATTTCCATAAGAATGTATTTAAAGGAGCTGAGATTACTGAAATTAGAGATGTAGCAGGAAGTTGGCATCCAGGAAGTGTGTCTCTACATCAAGGGTCATTCCATGGTAAATTCCCAGTAACAAGTATTCAAAGTGAGATTTCTATAGCAAGTTGGGAGGGGGGTTCTATTTATGCAGATATTGATACATTTGACTTAAATAGATACTCTTCACTAAACCCATCTTCACAGGCTATTTCACCGTTTGTATCAGGAAGTAAAATTAAGAGATATGTTACAAGTACTATTTCTAACTCTTACACAGATGAACAAACAAAAGGGGCAGAGATTGAATTACTAGATCTTAGCGGTTCTCATTCAATTAACTTAGAGAATGCTCAGACTAAACCAGCTCTACAAAACGTTAAGAAGGTTAAATTCCCGACTACAATGACAGAGTATCCAGACTTTAGTTCAGTAGCGAATTTTAACTCAGGAATTATTTATGATGTTGAGAAGAGTGATTTAGAGAGAATTACAAAGATAGATACTAATAACGGTAGATTTGATTTTACAGGAAGCTTAGAATTGCCATCTACATTCCCAGGAGTTAGTATAGGGAATTACGGTAAAATCACAGAGCTTACAGTAACTAATAAGTCTCAAGTAGAAAAGATGTTCATGTACTCAAGTGATACTGTAATAAACGAACTTCCACTAGAGAATATTAATGTTAAAACTACAGGGACTACTACATCAAGTGCGGATATTTTATTACTCCAAATTACTACTTATAAATTAACAACTCCAAATGAACTTACGAGAAAGATTAAGAAGCTTACCGGAACAGTTAATTTAAGTAAAGATACAATTCCAAGTCAATCATTTACAGAAGATCTTTCAAGTCACCCACTAGATGAATCGATTAATATAGATGGACTTAAGTTTATAGTTAAAGACAAT